TAAAATTTATTTTAGAATGTTCCGCCGTCAAGAGTTCCTGTAAAAGATGCTGCAAAGTTACCCGCGGTTAAAACTTTGCTAGTTGTAGATGCATCATTGATTGCAAAATAGCCTTCACTTTCATCCCAGAATAAGGAAACATTAGTAGAAGTACCACGCTCTACTTCAAAACCTGCATCTTGTGAAGGTGTACCAGTTTCATCACTGTTCAACACCATGATATTGTCACCAATATTTACAGTGTTTGAGTTTACAGTTGTGGTTGTTCCAGAAACTGTAAGATTACCGGTAACGGTGGCATTACCAGCAACAGAAATATTTGTAGAAGTAATGTCATCAGAAGTCAGAGTACCGTCTACAGTAACATTGTTAAAGGTTACATCAGAAGTAGTCGCAACTGCCTGACCGATTGCAAAACTAACTTGATTATCACTAACAGTAGAAGTAACACCAGTGCCACCTGCAAGAGTTAATGTTTCTCCGCCAGCTACATTATCAGTTGTACCGCTATCTGCGGCAACATTGAAAGAAGTAGAAATTGTACTAGTAGATACCGCTGTAATTAAACCTTTTGCATTTACGGTAATTACAGGAACTGCACTAGTAGAACCAAAACTACCAACATTTGAGTTAACGGTGGCAAGAGTAAGTGCTTGACTATAGTTTGCGGAACCATCAAAACTACCAGAAGCTGTCGCATCGCCTGTAAAAGCAATAGTACGACTAGTTTCAAGCGCGGTAGCAGTAGCCGCATTACCAGAGGTATCTTGAGTACCAGAAGTATTAACACCTGGCAAATTAATATTTGCAGAACCATCAAAGGATACACCACCTATTGTTCTAGCAGTCTCCAAAGCTGTAGCAGTGCTAGCATTACCACTTAAAGCCGCAGTGATTGTGCCTGCTGAAAAATTACCAGAAGCATCTCTTTGTACTAACTTGCTCGCAGTATTTGCGTCAGTTGCACCGTCAACGATAGCGGTGTAATATGAACCACCAATAGTTATAACACCTGTTGAGCCATCAGGATGTCCAATAAATAGCTTATCACTGTTACCAGAGTATGCTAATTCACCTGCGCTAAGTGTTGTGGGTGTAGCTGTACTATCACTACGTTTGATCTGAATTGTTTGAGCCATTTTTTACTCCAATCCTAAAAGGATCCTGCGTCCATAGTATCAGAATCCCCACCGGCTGAACCTACCATTATAGGTACCCACTGGAATACTCCATTACTTGTTTCGCGATATATATAAAATTGATCGTCATCTGTGTCATACCAAGTATCACCTTCAGCTACTTGAGACCCACTTGGCTGATCTGTTGATCTAAAATCGTTCCCTGCCAACTCATCTATAGCGGCTTGTACATTTGTTGCTGTTAAAGAACCAGAAGGCGTTATTTGCATAGTCTCTGCTGTTTGTGCCGCAAGTGCAGAGTTATTTACAGTAACAGTTTTAGTAGCGGCAGGCACACTAACAGTAGTCCCCGCTACTTCAACAGTAATTGGATTAGTTGTATTAGTAACCTCTACAGTTATAGACATTATCTTGTTACCTCTTGAGTAAGGTCTACCTCTCCCTGTATCACTCTTGTCACTGTAGCATCATTTGAAGTAAAAATTTCTAAGTCATAAAAATATTTGCCAGCAGCTACAGCTGAGCTTGTTGCATTAGAAAGTTCCATTCTTACTACTCCATTTGTAGGGGTGGGAATGGTGCAAGTAAAAGTAGCAGATAGAGTAGAGCTTGCACGCGTTGGTCTCATTTGTGCACGCGCAGAATAATTAGTCAGATCTTTTACTGAACCACTCTCTTTAATTGTAAATTCTATCGCAAAGTCGGAACCTTGATCGATAACTAAGTTGTAGCGCCCTGCACTCATATGATTTCCTCCATTTCAGAATTATAGCTAACTTGAGATGTTATGTCAAGAAGTATTTTTTGCATGGTTATGTAGTCGACTTATGCAATGTTTTGTAATGTTCCTGTTATCGTTTGTATTGTCGCTTGCGTGTTACTAGCATTAACTCCAGTTATCTGGTGACCGAATCTAAACTCTGTAGCAGTTGTTGAGCTTGATACTGTTATATCAAATGGCAAATGCACTCTGGTTGCGTGATTAGGATTGGCTAAACCAGCAACAACAGCAGACCTACTTTCAACAGCAAAAAAGTTTGTAGTGTTCAAAAAATTATCTGCACTGTAATGCAGAGTATCACCTGTACCGAATGCAAAACTACCTGAGCCAGTTGTAAAGTGCGTTCTGTTATTTGCAGAGTCATAATACAGTTGTGCTAATCCAATCTTACCGCCTGTAGCATCACTTGCTTTAGCTACTCCACCAGTTATATCTAAAATATTTAGTTTGTTACCGCTAATATACCCTTCAGCAGTAGAAGTCATTGTAACTGTGCCTACTTCTACAGAGGACAAACTACCTTTGCCTTTTTTATACAATGCTACACTAGCAGAAATAACTTTATCATTTGACGTATCAGTATTTAACAGAGTTACTTCTACGATTGCGTTAATTCTTTGTCTTTTTGCAATACCTAACTCTGGAGCAGGTATTGCAAAAGTATCCGTAAAGGTTTCAGTAGTAGACATTGATATAAACGTATTATTACCTATCAGAAATGGATAAGTTTCTGTTACATCACCGCTGAGTTTATTTGCTGTAATACTATCGGCTGCAATTTGTCCTGCTCCGATACTATTTGCCACAATTTTTGTCGCATCTAGTGTGCCATCAATTATTACACTACCATCAAACTGTCGAACAACTACCGAACTAAAATCTTCTGCTGCTACACCGCTTGAAGCAGTTTGAGTTGGGCCAATGTAAACACGAGAGGCACTTACATCTGCACTTATATCGGTTACAGTAACTTTATCCCCTGTGTTTATACTTCCCGACTGATTGATTACTGCGGCTGCTGCTGATTGAGCTGCCGCATTTGTAAGTGTTCCAGCATATGCGGTCGCATCAGAAGCACTAATATTACTCTCTGTTGCTTCTTCATAAGTAAAATCACCTTCAACTCTTCTAATATCTAGTAAACTAACCAGAGACCTTGAGAAGTATCCTGCAGAAGTTCTATAAACTCTTGCAATAATAGTATCATTCAAATAATCAATATGATAGTTATTTGTTGATGCAGATGCTCCACTATTGGTTTCCTCAAAAGGTCTATCCAGATATACTTTAGTATCTGACTCTATGAAAGAAACCCTGGCAGCTACGGTTCCAACCACAAAGAGACAGCCCACTGTGAGTTCTGTAGTAAAAGATGTGCCTGATCCTGTGACCGCTGAAGAGGTTGCAGTGGTAGTAACTGTGCCCGTTAGAGCAGTAGTACCAGTTGTCTCGCTTCCTGTACCTGCATCAAACCAATAAGCGACACCGTGAGAAGGTTCTTTATTAAATTTCATCAATCTCATCGGATTTGAGGTAAGATCGGGTTGGAATAAAATATAATGATGCTCGTCAATAAACTCACCAGAGTTTGTTTGAGAAGTCCATGTTATAGTTGGCAAATTACTAGCGTCTTGTTGATAATCAGCCGCTGTTGTACTGGTGTTTGTGAAAGGTGCTCCACCGCTCTGAGGAGGAGTAAAGTCATAAGTACTATTACCAAAGCTGAAAACGCCAGAAGATGACATAGAAGTATGCACACTTGAAGAGCCTCCAACAGGAACTCCTAGTGGATATCTAGGAATATTATCTTGGAACTTTTCTTCTACTATTTCTACTTCTGCAAATTTTGGTGCTGATTTATTTTCAAGAACATTTACAGTTCGTACTCCAATATTATATTTTCCACCAGGAACTCTAGGTATACGAATACAGTTTAATTGTTTAGGAACTCGATAAGGAGAGGAAATTGTTGGAATATCATGCACAATTTCAAATCCATGACCAAACTCATATTCATAGTCGCCACCAATAGTAATATCATTACCATCTTCACCTGGCACAGTTACTGTTGAATCAGTAGGAGGTGTCCAGTTAATAACAAGCTCTTCTCCTCCTTCTTCTGTTGGCTCCATACTTACCCACGCATCTATAACAGGAGGCACTGTATCTGTTGGTTTTATAACCTGTGCCAAAGCCTCAGGAACATAGGTTGTAAAATCTTTCTCAATGGCAGAATATTTGTCGTTATAATGTTCAACTGCTGTTATGTCATAAGTGTTCTTAGAACCTTGAGCAATAGCCAAAACTTTGTATTGTTTTGCTGATCCGTTTACATCTAAAGAGTCTTTTGTTTCTGTAAGTACCCACATATCCTCTCTTCCAGGTGCTTCGCTGTATGCGGAACTTACTGTAAGTGATGTAATATCTGAGCCTGCACTTGTTGAAACTGTTCGACTTTCTGTTCTAAAATGGTCATTCCACGATAGAGATACAGGATTTCCTGAGTCATCTTTTGTATTGTACGAGGCTGCCTCTGTTGTTACAGACGGAACAAGATCTCCTGTATTATATGTAACCCCTCCGATAACTGCCGAACTAGCTTGAGTAACAAAAGCTGCTGGTTGAACAATTACTACGTCTAAAATATAGCTACTTCCTGATGCAAGTGTGACTGCTGAATCAAGAGGAATAACAGTGGTGCTAAGAGTTCCTGTACTGCTGATTCTGCCTCCATATCGTATCGCATATCTGTCAGAGTCTTGTATATTTACTACATCTCCAGGCGTAATAAAACTACCGTTTATACCTGTAGAAAAAGTAACCATCTCATGCTGATTTGCAGCAGTCCATAACTTCCATTTTCCATAACGTGTAGCTTGCCCTTCAGAGGTACAACCTACAGCTACTACATTTTCAGTAATTATTCTTTCTGTTTCTGCAATATTTCGTTTATCTTCTACAATTAAAGGCTCTAAAGCATAATTATTATCGGGGTTATTCCACTGAACAATTACTTGGTTTGCTCGAGTTTTAGACCCTGTACTTTCATAGGTGAAGGCTCCATCAATTACATTGCCTTTGTTAAAGTTATAGACAGGCGATGTAGGCGCGTCTAAAGATGTAAAAATTTTACCATCTAAAAAGTATAACATACCTAGGAAGTTAGTTGTTAAATCCTTTAGCACTTTATAGGCATCTGTTTCTTTTGTTAGATAAGTATTTAATGTGTAACGAGGCTCTTGACCACCTTTACCATCATCTACAAGCTCGTCACAATATCTTGCAATTCTAAAAAGTGCAAACTTATCTATTTCAGTCTCATCTATAAAGTCCCCAAGACCATAACGATTGTTTTTAAGTATGTCATAAAAAATCCATGCAGGATTGTTTGTATATACAACCTCGTTTCTAAAGTTTCCATCCCAGTCTTGATAACTGCTTTCTATTACTCCCGTGCTTACATTTCTATTATAGTTTGCAACACCGTTTGATGCTTCCTCTCTTGTCACATAGTTAGAAGGTACTTTTATTCTTAAACCTTTAAGATGGTAAGTTCTTTGAGGAACTTGTTCAAAATCTTTACTGTTAAAAGTAACTTGACCCATAGCTGTAAATGGGTGACTTAAATTTTCTTTGAAAAATGAAGTAACACCATTTACTTGTGCTGCAGTTATATTTGTCCAATTACTGTTTCTCTTGCCTTTACTTTCATATCCTGCACCATCGTGTGCATCGATGCGAGAAATTCTTATTTTGAAATCTGAGAAAGGACGAAACTTTTCTATAGTAATTTGATGTTCAAAACTTTGAGGGTTATTAAATAAACCGCTGTGTATTACTTCTTCTCTAAGAGTAACATAACTATCAAAATCGGTGGCGTCTTCTTGTTTTATGGCTATTTCAAATTTATATCTTATTGTAGTGGATTTGTCTTTACCTGATTTATTAACTGCTTTGAAGCCTCCAGGATAGTTTATTCTAATAGAAACAACATCGACTTCCTCTGCTTGAGCCGCTGATAAGTTAAACCCGTTTGTAGCTGTACTTACTAGCTCAACAGGGTCTGCGGTGCCATCTCCATATCCAGTGGATTGTTCAAGAGTTCGAGCTAAAGTCTGACTTTTTGCTGTACTACCTATTCCTGTTCCGTGTTTAAGACCTGGAAAAGGTGTTTGATAAAGAGTTCCTGTACGAAAAGCAACTTGAGTGCCGCTATATTTTTGTGCCGCCGCAGCTTCATTTGGAGAAACAGTATCTTTTACAGAGCCTAAAGAATCAAATTGATATGTGCCTGAAGTACCGTTCCATGCGGAAGAAAGGGTAGCAGAAGTTCCATTTATATTTGAAATTTGTACTACTGCATCAACCTCTAATGTATAGTTTGCGGCTGGTATTACAAGATCAGAATACGCGCCTTGTGTTCCCGTTCGCCAGCGAGATTCAGTGCCGCTTTGTTTGTTATACAGTATTCCTTCAATCGGAGAACCACCTGTATAAGTTTGTGCACCTGTTTCAAACAGTCTTGCAGGCGGAGCCATACTAGTCGCTGTAAATCTTCCCGCTGCTGTCTCAAACATGCTGTCAACAAAGAAAGTACTGGACGTTGTTAATTTTGTTTGAGTACCTGCTCTTGTATTTAGACCAGTTACAGCAACCGTAGTAGAGCCTTGTCCTGCCCTTACTAATAATGTTATAGTTCCGTTATATTTTGTATCTCCTGCGCTCAACTCCAAAGAACTTGCATCTGCATAATTAAGAGTGGCACTCGTAGAACCGTTCGTTAGCGTGATACTTGTTGCAGTTCTTGCAGAGTTTGAAGCTGAATGTGCTTTTTCTATTGCTCTGTCATTATTCAGAAATACAGACGCAGCTCCTTCGACCAAACCAAAGATAGGCCCTTCAGAGATTAGATCCGTAATAGTAATAATCTGCCTATCACCTCTAACCGTAGAAAAAGGTACACTAAAGCCTGGAGAGTTTTGACCACTGCCGCTACTATTACTGCCGTTGCCTTGGTTATGTCGACCCCTGTTTCCGCCTCCGCCTCCGCTTCCGCCTCTACCTCTTGGCATTGTCTGCTCCTTTTAGTATCATGTTCAAATTTCCTCTTATCTGTCTTAATGATTACTTCTGATTTGCTGATCAGTATCAGAGTGTTAGAATCGTCAATATAGTTTACTTCACCATTAAAATCCACTGTAGTAGTAGAGTTCGCAGGAGCTGGATTGTGTGTTCCGTTTCTTACTCCTACAGATACAGGCCTACCAGGAACTCTTAGTTCTCCATAAAGTAAAGGCACAGGATCTCCAACTCCTATATTTTGAGTATTACCATTAAAAAGATAATTTTCTGGTGCATCATTGTCTATGGAAGGGTCTGGTGCCATTAATTGTTGTATTCCTGTTAAAGCTAAATTTATAGATAACAGTCCTATTGCGCTTCCTGATATTGTTGTCATTCCTGCTTGCATTGCAAGTCCAATGCCCTCACCTGAAAGAGCTCCAAGTTGCGCAGTGGTCATATTCGCCATCGCAGCACCACCAATCATAGGAAGTACTACAAAAGCTAGAAAAACAGCCGCTAGTATCTTTAGAGGGCCGCTCTTTGAGCCTGCAGGTACTATTGCGATAGTAACATCTCCCTCTTTTAAAGGTGTTAAAAGCTCTTCATCTCCGAGTGTTTTATCTTGGTATTCTACTGCGAAGCCTATATCTTTTTCATGGCACTCAACAAGGTATTTTCTAAACTCTGGTCTATTTGCATTGATACATTTAATAATTTCCTGAGTATTATCAACGTTCATAGTAAACTTGGAGCCAAAACGCTCTCCTAGTTCCCCTTGTAAGTATACATTACGCATCATAGCGATAAACTCCTGTTATATATTTTTTCCAAAATGGATACAGATTTTCTCTGCACGATAATCTATGTTCTGCATGATGATAAAATATATCATCTCCTAAATAAACGCCACAGTGGTTACCGACTGCCGCTTGTACTTTAAAAATAATTAAGTCTCCTGACTGCATATTCCCTTCTACCTTTTTAAAGTTCCAGGTGCTTATATATTCTTCTGTAAAGTAGTCTAAATCTTTTTCCCACCAGTTGTCTTCGAAAAGAGGACGTTTAGGAATAGACAAACCTTTTGAAATATAATAGTCTCTTGCAGCTTCAAAGCAATCATTTACACCAAACTCATATTCTCTGCCATATAAAGGTTTATCTTGCTTTTCTGGTTTTTGAATATGTAGTTTCATTTCAGGATAACTAAATATATAATAAATTAAACCAGTAGCATTGCAATACTTAATATCTGTTTCGCTTGGCTCACAGCTTGCGTCTGGATGACTGTGTACTGTTGCTATAATATCTCCTTTTTGAGATATTGTAATAAACTCTTTTGAGTCAATTATAAAATCTTCTTCAGCTGTAGCTACATTTGTACAAGGAAACCACTTCTTTTGTCCTTTAATTACAGCAATTACTCCACAACCTTCTCTTGGGTAACACTTTTCAAAATGCTCTCTTATTTCTTCTATAAACTCTTGCACTCTAGAACCTTCCTGCGCCTGGGTAGGCTCCAAAAGGTAGTGTTGCTTTTGTATGCTTTTTAGAAGCAGGAGGAGATCCAGCGGCAGTATTAACTGCTGCAATGCCTTGGAATCTACACTTGCAAGAACTTAATTTTTTACCACAAAGCTCTTCGCGCTCCCAATATTCAGAGGACAGACTTGGTGCTTTATTCTGAACTCCGCTTCCGATACATCTCCAAATAGTATCTAGTGTTTGCCCATTTACAGTGGTTGAGGCTCTTACAAGTGCTCCATTTCCATAAAACGAAGAAGAGTTATAAGTTGAGTAAGATTTTACTTTTAGCCAGTGTCCTGTTCCATCCGTAGGGTCATTACTATTAGAGCTTGTATGCGCTTTTTCTGCTCTATAATAGTTTCCTGAGCCTGAGGGGTATTCTACAAAACTTGCCTGAGTATAATCTTGACCTGTTGCCCAGTCAGGAGCATTTGAAGAGTTACTCAACCAAGTATTTAGTATCAAAGGAGTATCATCTTCATCAAAGAAAAAATTATGCTCAAAAAGATTACTGTAAGATCTAGTGGGACTTTCCGAGACACTGCTGTCAGGTTTCCATGTGCACCCACCTTTACCATAAAGTGCGTGACCTTGATACATCCAACTACAAAACTTTCCAACAATCACGCGTCGTGGTAAAGTAATACCTTCTAAATCATAAACTACTGCCAGTTCAAAAGAGACGGCAATATTTGTTTCTTGTGCAACTCTATCAATTTTATATTTAACTGAATTTAGTTCTATCGGAGGATTTGCGTCTCCGCTTTCTCCATATAGATATTTTTGTAAAGTTTGTCTCCTTACAAGCGTTGCTCCTACTAATTTTTTGTAAGAACTAATTCCTAAAGTATCTGTGAACGCTGTAGTAACATTTGCAACAGTTAAAGTTGGTCGAGAAGGTGCTCCTGCCGATGAAACCTCCATTCCATCAAATACCATTGGAATAGCAGTATAAGTTCTTATATTCGAAGGAGCATCTTTGTCTCTAAATTGTACTGTTGATAAATCTTCCTCTACTCCAGGATGAAAGTAGTATGTACTTCCGCCAAACGTAAGTTCAAAAAGATCTATTATGGGGCTGTCTACTTCTTGCCCCTGTAAATCTGTTGCGATTAAATTTGTCATGCCTCATATACTCTTCGTAAGTTAACACTCAATGTGTAGTAATCATCGTATTCATAGTTTGTAGTGTAATTATCACAAACTACTTGTATTGTTTGTGCGTTTCCACCAGAGTTAGTATCTGGTACATTGAAAGCAAATTTTGTAACACCTTTTCTTGCGTCTAAAAAATCAATTACATCATCTACAAATGCTTTCTCTCTGTTTCTAAATTGCAAACTGAAAGTTTCTTTTATTGAATTTATACCATCAGCAACTCGTTGCTCATAGCCATCTCCAAAAGTTGCAAGTAAAACTTTTGGATTTGACTGGCGAGTCATTGTTTTATCTGGTGTTGCGTAAGTTGTTCCTGTATAAATAAATCCTATATCTGCCATTATGCTGCTCCGTATGGGTTAAGTATGCCGCCCGATCTTTTTTGGTTTTGTAGTTCTTCTTGCACCGCCACTGAGATTGCTTTTCCAAGTTTTTCAGCTTCCATACCACTGCTATTTTGTGTACGACTTGTGCCATCTGTTGAAACATTTACAACTACATTATTCTGAACTCCACCACCGCCTTTCATTTCTACAGGAATTGACTTACCATTGGGTAGAGGCACTACAGCTTCTGTTCCATGCAATATTGCAGGATATCCTGCGTTTGGCCCTTTGGCTATTCCTCCAGTGGAGTATCCCATTTTTCTGCCGTTTGAAAGGATTCCTCCATATCTTGCTCCAGGAATACCTATAAAACTTCCGAACGCTGTTCCACCGAACATTGATTTTAGTAAATTTGCTGCAAGGAGTTCAGATATTACTTTAGACATTGATTGTA